TTAACTACTTCTAGTTCTTCATATAGCCTTTCGTAAAAAAGAGTATATTCTCTAGAGTGCTCAGATGTTCCTGCATCTAAATACTGTGCAGGGTTGAGTTTTTCCTCAACGTCATCATTTTTCCAAAAGTTATACCATGCCATGCTTTTCTCTTTGAATATCTACCCAGCGCATCTGTTTAGTCGCTGTACCAAGTCCTGGATTTCGTCCGTAAATTTTATGCAACTCTCTATGGTGTGCATGACATATAGTAACTGTGTGATCGTAAAGTTCTGCCCAATTATCCTCTATAAACTCATCTCTCCAAATAGTAATATACTCATCTGTATAGTGCGCCGGCCTTTGTTTGACTTTACTCTTTAACCACAAACGTAAAAGAGGAGCGAGAGAATAAAAGTGGTGGAAGTCTAATTCTTTTTCTGTTCCACAAATGTAACATTCATTGTCTTTTTTGTATTTTGATTTTGCTCGGTCCCTTATGTACTTTACAGGGTCTCTTTTGAGCTTTTTCATTCTTGCCATTTTAACCTCTGGGAGATAAATTGTCAAATATTATTTTTGCGAGGGGTTATTAAAAGCCACTCTGCGTTGTCTCAAAAGAGTACAAAGCATACCGTAACGCATCCGCCATGTGTGATGCTCTATTGTGCTTCGGCTTTTCTTTTGCCAAATTTGGATTTGGATCCCATTGGTATTGATCTAAGCATGACAAGGCTTCATCGCATCGTTGGTCGACAAACAATTTGTCATTGTCTACAATCGCTGCTACATGGGCAATGCCATCCAGTACAGACTTCTTAGCGTTACTTGTTGAAATATCGTACTGCAAAGCGAAGTCATATCGAGTTTGCTGGGCTGCGGAATCAATAAAAATGAAATCGATATCCCATTTCTGTATCATATCCTGTATTTGTAACGCGTGCTGCTCCGTTGTTTTTTCAGCATCAAGATATTCATCAAGAATATAGTACAGCTCTTCTTCCCAATCATATGCAATTACACAAAAAGCAGTAGGATCTCGATAACCTACATCAAGTCCTGCAAATACGTCCATGTTAGTGGTATCTAATACCTCGTTGTTTGCAATACATTTTTCATGGTTGAAGTTCCAAATTTGTCCTTCATAAGTATTAAAGTCTGCTTCATACTCTTGCTTAAATTCTGCGTCTGACATACTTTTACGAGCTTCAGCAATATCCATTTCACTCATACGAGGATTATCTCGATATGTTGCGCGTATTGAACACCACTCAGGGAACTCATCATTGAACCCTCTATCAAAAAACTCGGCAAACCAGTTGTTCCTGCCCCGTGGGGTTGAAATAAAAATTGCTTTCGAATTATCTTTATCCAATGTCGGTCGAAGTGCTACATTAAACGCATCACGTCCGTCTGCCAACGCCGCTTCGTCAAATATAATTAAATCGTAGCTACGACCTACACAGGAATCAACTTGGTTTACTGAGCCCATTCTTACTGTTGAACCATTGCTCAACTCAATAACTTTATCTTTTGCATTATCCTTTACGACTTCCAAATCAAAATGCTTAATGAGACTTCTTTGCAGATCAAAAGAAATCTGAGACAGCGAGTAATTGGGAGACATTATAAGAATGTTTGAATTCGGAACTAGGGAGACTAGTTGGCCGATTATGTTTGCGATGTATGTCTTGCCTTGTCTACGACTCACTGCGGCACATACAAATCTATACTTAGGATTATTAATCGCATTTATTATTGCTACCTGAGAAGGTAGCGGGGTGATGCCGAGTAGTTCCAAGTATGGATCTACTGGAAGTTTGAGGAAGCGTGTCTCAGATTGTAAATCATGCAGGACTTCACCAGTGATATCAATCCTGCTTATTTGTATTGTCATGTTTACTGCTCTACTTTTGTTGCATCTCGATAGTAGATAATTATTTCTTTTTGCTGACGTATATATCTACGAAGTTCTTGCAGATTGAACGCCATATTTTCATAGTCTTGAGGAGTTAATCCAAAGATTACAAAGGTTCCATCCTGCATTTTACTAATACGAGCGATCTGCTCTTCTAAATTTTTTTCGGTTACTACAAAAAATTCTACATCCTGCAAATCTATTTTTCTAGGGAGTTGAGGCTGATAGATATCCAGAGTTTTATACTCTGTTATAGTTTTTATGACCGGCTCGGGGGTTGGTAGAGGGTCATTTTTCAAAAAAGAACACCCAGATAAAAATAGTATAGTTAAAAAACTAGTTAATATCCGCATTTTGCACCTCTTCACTGTCTTTTTCTATCTGTTCAAAAACTTTTTTTGTGCCGTTGTTAATACGCGGTTCCACCATCCCGGGTTTTGCTCGGGCGAGTCTAGTGAGATCATGCCTTTTGAAGATAGACAAGTAGTCATCCATCTCTGCTTGCATTTCATTATTTGCTTCAGTAAGTTTTCCAACGGCTTCTAATTGTACTCTTAAATTATTTTCTGCTTGTTCTCTTGAAGCGGTTTCTGTTTCCAAGGCTGTTTCTAGCTTTGTTGTATTTTGTTTTAAAGTTACATTATTTGCTTCAAGCTGTGCGATTGTTGCTTCTGCCTTACTCACAGTTGTAGTATGGTATGCATATGCACCTCCAGCTACAACTAACATAAGTGGCATAGCTTTTATTAGTCCTAACATTAGTATATCTTCCTTAAATCATAGCCCACAGGATTTACAACTTTTATTTCATGTTTTACACCGAGCAAATCTACAAAAATTATATGAGTAGTAGAAATCTTTTTCAACTCCTTTGCTCTATAAGTTTTAGGGGCTCCAGTTTCTATTCGTGAACCGTCCTCTAAAAATTTTACCTCTCCGGGAAAGAAGACTGTTAATTCCCATTCTTCCCGTATAAGTGTACGCCACCAATGTTTAATTTTTGCCCAAAGGCCAACAGTTACTAACTCTTCTTCTTGCTTTTGTTCAATATTAGTCATTTTTCCTATGCCTATTCCAAGCAACAAATCCAAATAATTGTAAAGACCAGAAAGCTAAGTAATTTAATACTTTAAACCCGTTTTGCTCTATACAAATATCTCGAAAAATTATATCCATTTCTTTTTGAGTTTTCTTTTTAACAATACTATTTTCTGTTTTCACCAGCTCAGCGTACTTGTACCCATAATCGTGAACAAGACCACCCATAAGCAAGACTCCAACGGGCGAAAGCCACATTGCAAGAAACTTAGGTACTGATGCACCATCGAACTCAAAACCTTTTTCAATAACATACTCTTCTCCATTTAGGAAGAAGTAGAAATCTTCTACGATTTCCCATCGTCGGGTTCCAGTCAGCCACAGCCAAATTGAACCCCAGAATTTTTTAGTTGCAGTATCAATTAGTATAGGTCTCATAATCGGCATTTCTGTATACTTAAAGTTTACACGAGGCTCTCCTTGCCCATCAAAAATACTAATCACAAAACCTATAAGAATAATGGCAGCCACAACTACTGGCTGCCAGAACGTTACCATCAGATCAAGAATCACTTTTTACTCCAAGCAGTAGCTCCGAAGAACGCTGCGACGAGACCAGCTACAGCCACAAAATAGGTCGGGGCCATGTCTCCAAGGACATCAGCGGCATGCTCATATCCAGCAATTTGAGCACCAACAACAGCGAAAGGATACACCAGCATGCCAAGCAAAGCAAACCAAGCCATGTTTCTTTGGGCGTCTCGCATTGCATCGGCGTCTTCGTATTCTTTTCTTTTGAACTCAAGGTCTAGCTCCATCTCTCGCTGTGAGATGTGGCCATCTCCATTTAGGTCCATTTTATCTGCGACTGATTTGTCGACTGTTACTACTTCTTCATCTGCCATGGTATATCTCTATGGAGAACAAACGCCCCCATCTTCGGATGCGTCAAATTGCATATCGCCGCATCCATACTTTCCATCATTATCAGTGTCACATGCACGTTGCCACAAGATCATATCAAACGTAAGTCCCTCGCTCCATGGTATATAAACTTTACACCATTCGTGAGACCCAGGCTCCATAGGATCTTGGGGTTGCGCTACGTAATCTCTAGATGTCCAAGGTTCCTGAGCATTAAAGAATGTATCCTTATTGGTCAGAATCCTCCTTTTAAAGAGAGTACTAGTTTGATTACTAATATAGATTTCTTGCCCGTCCGTGAGCGTGTATGTTGATCCATCGTCATAGTTAATGACTGTTTCTGCCGCTACAGTTGTTGAGACAATAGCTAGCAGAGCTAGCAAATATTTCATGGTACCTCCTACCATTTTACTCTATTAGCCCAGTAAGCCGCACTCATCTTGCCACGAGCAATATTCCTGCGGTGGCGGGCCTTGAATGAAGCACGCTTCTTTTTCATACGTGCACTTTCTCCCGCTTTTGGCTTTCCGGCCGTTTTTGCTCCTTGTTGCCCAAAGCGGATAGTCTTGACTTTAGCCCCTACTTTTGCTACCACAATATGGGACTTTTTTGGATGACTAGGAGTACGCTTGGGTTTGTTGTACCCTGATACTCCCGCCCTTTTTAATCTAGGGTCTCTCTTTTTACCTTTTCTTTTTCTTACGGCCACGTTTCTTCTTCCCTAATGCTACTCTTCTTTTAATAAGAGATCTTGGGACAGTTTTGCCCTCTTTGTAAAGTTTCGAGATTCTTTTTATAAGACTTGCAAGTTCTGATCGTCGAGATCCTTTTGTGCCGCTAAGATACTTTTTAGGAATGCGAGTCTTTCTGTCTTTTGCTGGCCCTCTCTTTTTTCGCTTTCTCATACAATATAGTCTAGATAACGGACATTAGTACTTACACTTACTTTTCCGTTCCTGTCATATGTAACAACATTATATATGGTATCTGTAACTTTATACTTAGTTTCGGACATTTTAGTTACAGACTGAGTAAGATATTCTTTTTGAGTTGTGCGAGGTACTGAAGAAGGGGCAGCTACTGAGTCTCCTTCCATCCTACCTTCTCTTACGACGAGATGTCGTCTTACGCTTCTTTTTGGTTCCACGCTTAATATCATTGTCTTGAGAATGTCCTCCTCTCATAAATGAGTTTACTCTGCCCATTGCCCAAGCTGCCATACCTACTCCAGCTCTAGATCCCGAGCTTAAAAAGGCTCCTTGCCCTCTTCGATATACTCTTGTAAGCTGACCTAAAGTATACCGACTCTTTTTTGCTTTGCGGGTAAGAGTGGCTTTTGTTGCTGCACTTAAGGGTCTTGCTTTTCTTTTGGGCTTAGCTTTAGTACTTTTTCTTCGCTTTTTTACGGCCACGTTTTTTTCTCTTCAGTGCTCTAGTGTAGGCTTTATGAGTACTGCCTGGCATATGAATTTTATTTTTTCCTCTGCCATGTGAATGACTACCTCGAAGTCCAAGAGAGCGAGCCTTTTTACGGGCTCGCGATTTGGATTTGTAACTTGGAGGGTTAGCCACGAGAACGCTTCTTTTTGCCGTTCTTTTTCTTTTTCTTTTTGCCCATTCCCTTTTTCTTTTGCTTTTTTAGAATAGCAGCTCTAAGAGCTGGAGGGAGTTTCTTTTGCTTTGCTGTTAATGCCACCTTTTTCTCCTTTTCGTAATTCTTCTAAGAATTTGCGATCTTGCTGTATAATTACAGGCAGGGGAGCTTGATTGTTTCCTCCTTTTGTGTGGTCAGGGTGAGACCATAAAAATTCACATTCTTCTTGAATATCATTCAGTTTTTCTACAAAGTTATCAAGTTCGTCAATTGACATATCTACTTGATAAACAATTGCGTCATACTCTTTTAAGTCTTGTATAATATCTTGAGTAGTAATTTTTATTCTACCTGCAAGATAAGACTCTAAACTCCAAGGGCAGACTTTCTGTATACTGCGAAAGTATTTTTCCCAGTCTACTGGTAGTGCTTCTTCCAATTTGCTACTTCCTCTTCATGGATGTAACAGTCATGCTGTTGACTTTTTACCCAGCACAGTTCTTGTATTATACGATTATACCACTGTTTGTCATAATCATCATGAGCTTTTTCCATGTCTTGTTTAAGCTGGGCAATTCTCATATTGATATACTTTTTTAAATCTGGGCTTCGTCCTCGTCTCATCACATTACCTGCGCTGCAATCAATCCTAGTAAAAACATTATAATTATGCCCGAAGCAGTTATAATTCTGTTCTCCATTCGAGCAAGTGTATCTTCTACACTTTCCATTCTTTCAAATATGGTTTTCCATCTTTCTTCACACTGAGTGGCATGCACTTGTAGTTCCGATTCAATGTGGTCAACTTGTCTCTGTAGATCATCGCTCATGGTTTAAATATCGTGAGAACAATAAATAGCAAAGGTAAGAACACAGCTAAACCACATACAACGTATAAAGTATTAAGTGCTAGCTTAGTATACTCCGCACGTCTTGCAGCTTCCTCTCTTTCTCTTGCCAATCGTTCTTCTTTAGCCTGTTTTTGAAAAGCTAACCAGTCATCCCACATACCTGGGCGGCCTGCCCAGATCATCTGTTGTTTTAAGTGTTCCTCCATTTCCTTGACTTTCTCAAGCTCCATGAAGGCTTCCATATCACTCTTGTACCCTTTTGCATTTGACTTTTTCTGTAATGCAGTTTTTTGGTCAAAAAATTGTGCGACAACGCCGCCCATCTCATACAGGTCTTTACCGTTACCTATGGCTTCTTTGATCACACCAAAAGCTGCATTTGCAATCGCAATTTCTGCGAGCATTGCTGTTTCTCTAGGACTATCCCTCCTTGAGAAGTTTCTCCATCAGCTTTCCATAATTGCCTTGGCCGAAGGGTAAACTCTCATTGTTAATTTGTACGTTGTTTTGAGTTTTTATATTTGTGGTCTCTGCTTTTGTTAGCTCCGCTTGTGCTTTAATTTCATCCATTCTCATTCGGTGAGCCATCTGCAGTAGATCAGCCAAGTCTTTGTTAGAGTATACTCCTGTTTCTTGTGCTTCTTCAAGTTTACTTTGTATCATTTCATCAAGAACAGTAGCAATGTTATTTTTGTTTCGATACCCCATATCAAGATATACAGTATCAATATACTTTTTTACTTCACGTTTATTAAGTAACTCTACTACTTTATCTTCGGCTACCTGCATAAAGTCGCATACTGCTCGTATATTTCCAAACTGCAAGTAACAATTTGCAACCTCAAGCCCTTCAGGAGATATTGTAGTAACTTCTTTGCCCATTTCCGTATTGTACTTTAGTATAGGTATAATGTCAAGATCTTTTTTTGTGGGGTATTTTAAAATGTTTACAAAATCCACATTTCTATTGTTTCTCCATTTGGAGGAGAAGGCCACGGAACTGCTTCCATTGCCTGTATCTCGTTTGTATTTATACTTTCGGGAAGGTCACGTAAAATTGCACGATAAGATCTCCATTGCGCTAGCTCCGTATCTGTCAAAGGAACATCAGGAACTTGTGTCCAATCACATAAGTTAAGTCTTCGATTTCTTTCAAATCTTATTTTAGACATAAACTCATTTGTATTGAACTCCCATGCTTCAGATGTAGTATTCCATATGTGACTTTGACTTGGAGGAGGGCCACGGTGCACCCAAGCACTATCCTTTCTAAAATACTCTGTTTGAATTGTATAAGGGTCTTTATCTGCCCAGTCATCTGAAAGTAGCCACCATCTATGTTTTTGAGCATCTGTATTTGGAATTGTCCCCTCAGCGGGAGGCAATCCTCCTCCTACAGTCGCTACAGAATCTATTACTCCTGTGGCTACATCTACTTCTGCAATATACTTTATTTTTAACATTGTTACTCCACTAGTCTAGCGAGTGCTACGCTTCCAAAATTTGGTAATGAAAATGAGCCTGCTCCCATAAAATTTACTGTTATTAATGATCTCCACGTAATTGTATTAGCTGTATAATCAAAGCCACCCCAAACACTACCAAACGGATCAGCATACATAAAACCTCCGATACTTACATAAACATCTGAGGTTCCTGCTGTATCATTATAAATTGTAGTATAATCATTTGATAATTCACCGGGGCTAAAAACTTTTATAACATTGAGTCCTTTATTTATCTTTCTTGTAGAGAATATTACATCGCTATCTGCTGTTCCTGTTCCATCAAATACGACTAATCCATACCCATCACCTGCTGTAAAGTCTGATACATTTGAAGTTACTTCTGCAAAAAAATAAGAAGTGCTCGAAGTAAAGGTTATTTTACTGTTAGGAAAAACAGTTGCATCAGAATTTCCACGTATACTTGTTCCTGATGCGGCTTTCATAAATAAAATCTTTTCGCCGGGATTCCAAGTTAAACTACTGCTACTCCCCTTTTCTTGCACAGTTATAAATTCATGGCTAGTAACAGTTGTATCTATTATAAACTGTCCATTTGTTCCTGTTATTTCTAATCCGTATGCCATATTAGTACCTAATTAAAGTGACAGTAAGTGTGCCGCTATTTCCGCCAGTTTGAGTATTACGAGCAACTGTTACTCCTTGCCCGTTACTATTTCTGGTAACAGTTGGCTGTATGTAAAACGTGCCAGACCATGCAGTTAAGAAACCTATTTCGGAAGCACTCCTACAATCAAATGCACTAAATAAAACTTTACTTGCTCCCTCAGTGGCTGCATTATATGTACCACTTGATAGCATATTTGTAACTCGCGAGTCGGAGTCAATTAAGATATTATTATTGCTCCCTCCTCGTATCTCTAGTCCAAAATCTCCAGATCCTCCCGAAGTTGGGGTACCAGTGCCTGAAGAGCTTCCTTCGGTTAAAATAACAGTTGTACTTGCTTGAGGGCTTCCTGTACTAAAGTTTCCAGTATTTGTAGTTGCTCCCAAACTAAATAAAGCTGTTACGTTACTTTGTTCAATATTGTCTTGTCTAATTACAACTGATGTTGAACCAGAGCCCCCAGAAAGCGTAATGTTTCCAGATAAAGATCCTGAAGTAATATTTCCTTCACCTATACCCGTTATGGTATATGGTACGGTTGTATTATTTGGAATGCCTGCATTTGTGGGGTAATTAACTGTAAATGTAAGAGTACCTCCCTCACTTACAGAAGTTGGTCCAGTTGCAGTAAAGCTTTGCGCTCGTGTTAAAGTAAATGTACTTGATCCATCTACAGTTACATCTTGAAATGTTGTATTTGGTTGTCCTCCCAAATGAGAAGGTATTCTTACTTGAACTCTGTATGTATCAGACGCTCCTGAAGTTTGTAAGGGCAGCCCTCTATTTGCTCCTGAAGTTTGTGAAAGAGTAGTAGAAAAAGTTGTTGCAGCACTGGCTGTTGATCCTACATTTACAGTAGCCAACCATTGATGATATTGTCCGCCTACAAAAGGTCCTCCAGTCCAGCCTGCTTGTTGTCTTAAAATTCTATATTGACCTCTTGCCGCGTTTGTAAAATTTAGAGTATGACTTGAAGCTGTCAATTGTAGTGTAGTAGAAGAAGTAAGATTTATCGCAGTATCTACTGTTGTAACATAAGGAATTGTAAAAGGGCCTTCTACATCCCACTGAGTATTACTTTGTCTTGCAAAATAAAAATATGAGTTATTTCTTACTACATTAAAGCTTGAACTACTCTGCCAGCCAGTAGAAGGGTATGAAGAACTTGATCCTATATTATAGGCCAAGGTTCCTCCGCTGCCTGTAGAAGCTAAGTTTACTGCTACCGATGTATTTACATTAAATGTACCTGCAATAGTATGCCCCGACGTTGCCACATCTGGGGCAGTAATTGTAACTCCTGTAGAAGTATCGTTAATTGTAAAAGTAGTAGAAGCTAGTACTACAGATTTGCCTGAGTGTGCGTACAGTTTTACTGTTCCGGTCACTGGACCTTCTGTAGTGTTATCCGCTAAAGGTTCAATTGTTCTTGTGACACTTCCTCCAGAGCTTGAAAAACTTCCTGAAGCTACTGAAAATTGTCCTGCAGGTAATAAATCATAATAGTAGGTATGTGAACTAGAAGGAACATTTGAAAAACTAAATGTAACATTTCCAGATTGTCCTTCATTTATAGACGAGGGTGCAGAAATACTTGCGGAAGGAAGAGTAATTGATTGTGAAGTTCCTGTAACAGTACTTGACCCCACCGTTGCACGAGATTGTACACTCCAAGTATTTCCTGCTTGCGATGCAGCGCCAAGAGTTGTTTGACTTGAAGACTGCCAGCCAATAGTATGGGTTCCAGAAAATAAAAACTCTTCATTTCCGTTTCCATTATTACCAGGATTTGCCGATAGTAAAATATTTCCTGCTCCTGTAAAGACTGCAGTCGGAGATATACTTGGAGCTACAGGGGCATTTTGTTGAGTAGTTACAGTGTCTGTAATAGTACCGCTAGCTGCTACTGTATTTAGACGTCTTGCATAAAATGTATTTGTTGAGCCTGCGGTTAAACCTGTAAAGGTATGTCCATTACTTTGCCATGTTGTTCCATTATTACTTACTTGTACAATTCCAAATGCTCCTCCGCTTGCCGTTACGGTTGTAGCAGTTGTAGTTGTATTACTAAAAGTTATAGTAGTAGGAGCAGTAGGCGTTCTAAATATTGTAAAATTGCTAGTCTCATCAAGTTTATTATTTACATTTCCCACGCCTGATCCGGGCATTACAAAATAGTTTGTTGTAAATGAAGCTATAGCAAGTGTTCCTGAATTATTTAAAGGAGGCTGTGCTGTAATAGTAACAGTGGGATTTAGATTCTGGGCTGTTGCTGTTACAGTTCCGGATCTTGGAGTAAATCTTGGGGAGGAAGAATTGCCAACAGAGTTATATGCATAAGTACCTGCAGTATTTACTGAAATTGTAAGAGTTCGTTGCTCTCCTTGTGAAACATTTGTACCTCCATTAATTGATATAGTTCCACTTACATTTGCTGATACTGTCCCTTGTAGTTTAGCAAAATGAGTAACTGATAAAAAGTTACTGGCATATCCTTTAGCCTCTACAGAATAGGCTCCTGTATTATTAAAAGTTACAGTTTTTGATATTACTCCGCTTGAGTTTGCATATCCATAAGTACTACTTGTTAAAGTGCAGTTAGAGAGAACAAAAAGTACAAATTGTCCTGCATTCAATCCAGAAATAGTTAAAGTTTCACTATCTGAAGAATTTACATTTACGGTAACTGTTGACCCTGTAAAGGAAGAATTATTATTTGCGGTTATACTTGCCACAAGTTATCCCCATTGCAGTGCCATAGCCGCTGCGATTCCAAAAAATGTAACGGATCTTTCTTTTCCTTGACCTCCTCCGAATTTATCATATCCTGTATCACCTTGATTACTCCAACGAGGTTTTCCGTCAACATACCGAGGCTCTATTGTCTCAGTTGATTGTAAGGGTGCCAAGCCCCTCAGCCACAAACCAGTTTTCTTTGACGCATCTTCTCCGTAATTATATGGCTGGACATATTGGGGCTTTGGCATAAAATCGAGGCGGGTGTTGATACACCCTACCGGGTTTTCAATACACAGCTTCTCTACTGGCGCTTCCCAGATGGCTGTGATAAAATTAAGGGCTTCTTCGGTTTTCTCAGCTCTTCCTTCAATTTTCTTATTCCAATGTAAACCAGAAGCAGCAAGGTAAGTGCAGGGAGGATGAGCAATAATAAGATCCCAGCTAGGATCATACAGTATATCAAGAATATCTCCCTGAATATGCGGTCCTCGTGCTTCGGTAGGAAGAAGATCGCACGAAATTGCATCATGGCCCATTGCTATAAAGCAGTCCCGGACGGTTCCGCTAAATTCACACGCTACTAAAACTTTCATTACACTTTCCTTGATTTTAGATAATTATACTTGAAGCGAGCATCAAAGTCAAGCGTTATTTTTCTTAGGTTTGAAAATACCCCAAGTAGTACGTATTGGGGTGCGCACGCGAAAGCGAAAAATCAAGGTCTACTAACCGCCCCCTGGCCCGGAGCCAAGCACATGTCAAGCCCGGCGTCAAGATTTTTTTGCAAATTTTTTTGTGACTTATTACCAAAATAAAAAGGGCTTGGGGGGTTGCCTTCTCTGGCTGGATATGAGACAATGCTTGCATCGGCTGGGGGATTGGCTCTCGGCTTAAACTAGAAAGGTAGCTTATGTCAAACTATACACCTGCAATGGAAGCCGCGATCCGCGCGGCGGCTCCGCTAAACTTGGCGAAGGCCAAGGCTCTAGCAGAGCAATTCGAGAGCGTATCACATCGCTCGGTCATCAGCAAGGCGCAGAGCCTCGGCGTTGAATACGTCAAGGCCGCACCTGCGGCTCGCGTTTCTCGCGGCCCTACCAAGGCCGACATTCTCGCGGAGATCCGCACCGCGCTGGCTATGCCTACCCGTGAAGGCGACTTCACCAAGGGCGAGCTGTCCACCATCCTGAGTAACATAGGATGATCTCTCCGATCATCGGATGGTGCGGGGCGGGGGCTATGTCCCTCGCTCCATTCGCTATCGACACCGACGCGGGCAAACTCGCGGCCATTGCTGGACTGTTATTATTAACAATCCAAGCGCTTGACATTCGGGCGTGGAATCTGGTATTCTTAAATCTGGCTGGAATTATTGGATACTCTTATGCACTACTTTTTTGACCTAGACCACACCGTGATCGATAGCTCACACCGACAGATCACGCGGCCTGATGGCTCGCTTGATCTTGCGGCGTGGATACAGAACAACACCCGCGAGAATATCATGGGTGACTCACTGCTACCTCTCGCTACTCAATGGAGACGGGCAGACAAGAAAGGCGCGACCATCATCATCTGCACTGCGCGGGTGATGGGGCCGCACGACTACGAATATCTGCGCGCTAATGGCCTGCGCTGGGATGCCTGCCTCTCCCGACCAATGGGGGACAGCACACCTGACGCGGAGCTAAAAGAGCGCATGATTCGCCGGTATGCTCAGACGCGGCCTATGTCATGGGCACGATTCTGCGCTACATCAATCTTTTTTGATGACAATGCAAACGTGCTTTCAATGCTTGACCGCATCGGCATAAAAGCGTATGATTCAATCTCACTTAACGAAACTCTAGGGAGAACAGCATGATTTTACGATCTACCGACACGGCTCCAGAGATCACCCCGATCTCTGGCATGGCGTGGCACTACGTTTGGGAATTGCTAGAATTTGGCGTTTTCAAAAACGGCTACGCTTGCCACGCCTACGCTAACGGCAGGCATGGCGGCATTGAGCGCGTGACTTGGTGCTTGCGGGATGTTGAGGACGCTTTCGGCTACAATCGCGGAGAGCTTCACGCTCGCGTATGGCGCATGAAGCTGGGCGAGAATGAGGAAGTCTTAGCGGCGGAGCAATTCGTTCACGCTCGCAACAAAGATGACAAGGCGATGCTGTATGACAAGCGCTGGCTAGAGGTTGGCGGCAAATCAGAATTTTACTTCTGTTCTGCCAAAACTGCGATGGCGCGATTTGCTAACAGCTATCGCAAATCAAACCTTCAAATTGGTGAGGGTGTCGTCGCCCACAAACGCGCCAAGGGCATTCACGGTTGCCCACTGCCCCGCACTTATGAGGTGACGGCGTGAGATTCGGCGCGGCACTCGCCGCCCTCTACTTTCTCTATAGCGTGATTACCGATCTCGCTATATGGGGAGCGGCAATTTACTACTGGTTTAATGGGGGCTTTTGATGAAAAAATTACAAGCTAACCTAAACCGGCTTGCGGAGAATCTCTCCGCTCCGGTGGCGGTGATCTTAGAGGGGCGCGACACTGCGGGGAAATCCTCGACCATTCGAGAATTGACCCACTACCTACCGCCCGA